CTAGTGGCCGACGTTGTGCACCAGATCGATGGCGTACTGATTCACGAAGTTGCCCGCCGGCGGATCGCCCTTGCCGCAGGATCCGTCGGACTCGCCGGGACGCTTGATCCACAAGTAGGCGTCGGCGTGCGCACCGGCGGTGGCCGCGGTGGGCGGGGTGCCCAGGGCGCGACCGCTGGGGTTGCACCAGTTGAGGTCGGAGTCGGGTGCCGGTCCGGCCCCGTTGCGGGAGGTGTCGATCACGTAGTGCGAGCCATTGGTGAGTCCCGAAATCGCTTCGCCGTAACCGATTTCGTCCTCGGTGGTGTAAAAGTTCGCGGTGTTGACACTGAATCCTCGCGCGTGTGCCACGCCGGCCTGGTTGAGCCGGGCGGCCATGTCCTCGGGGCTGTGCCAGCGCAGGTGCCCGGCGTCGACGTAGACGGCCGCGTTGGGGTTGCGGGTCAGCGTGTCGACGGCGTAGCGGACCAGGTCGTAGCGTTCCTGGCGCTGATCGGCCGACAGGCAGTCGGCCATGGCCAGCGCGTCGGGTTCGACGACGATGGCCGCCCGGGAGGTACCCACACCGGCCGCGATGCCGTCGATCCAGCCGCGATAGTCGTCGGCCGTCGCCATGCCGCCCGCCGCGAAGCTGCCGCAATCGCGGTGCGGGATGCCATAAATCGCCAGAATCGGGATGGCGCCCGCGGCGTTCGCGTCGCCGGTGTACTTGCCGACCGTTCCCGCCGAACCGCCCGGCACGATCCAGTACGCCTGCGGCGTGTTGGCGATGGCGGTCAATTCGGGGCTCGGCGGGTCGGCGCTCTGCGCGGCGCGCATGGCGGCCGAGTTGGGATTGACATAGAACGGCGCCCCGGCCAACGGATTGCCGTCGGCGGCCAGGCGCACTGCCGGCGCCGGTTCGGCTACCGGGCCCATGCCGACCAGGGCCGCAACCGTGAACAGAGGGACGATCCACCGCGCGACCGCGCCGGCAGCTGAGAATGTCACCCCAGGAAAGTTAGTGGTTCGGAATGATGGAGCGCCAACCGGGGACGGCTACGGCCATCGGCTCGCATCGAACCGCAACGCGCAGCTCGGCGGAAAAGTTTGGCGGTGGCGGAGGGATTTGAACCCTATTCAGCTACGTCTCAGACCTGCCAGCAGCGCCATGAACTGCTGAAATACATCAATGCAGTTCAATTCAGTTATGTGTAACTGTGGGCAGATTGTGGGCACCACGTGGGCAGCCGGCGGCCGGGTGGGCGCAGATACCGCTAGGGCCTACCCAGCCCATCGTGGCGGCTCTTACCGTCAGAAAGGAGATAACACCCGGTTTGACGCCCTGCCCGGCCGCCGAGACTTTTACATGGCCCGCTTGCGGTAGCGGTTGAGGACGAACTGCTCTGCGAGGGTCCAGCCGTTGAATCCGCCGACCACGGCCTCGCTGAACGGGCCGGCGGTTTCGGTGTTGCCCAACTGTTTGGGGTTGGCGGCCAGGCGTGCCGATGCGGTGGTGATGACCGCGCCGATCTCCGCGTTGGGTTGGTCGCCGTCGAAGCCCTGCCCACGGGTGTACGCCCTTGCCATCATCGTGATGATTGGGACGATGGCGTCGGTCCCACCTGCGAGCAGAGCGTCGACATCTGCGGAGCTGGGCATCAGGCCGCCGTGAGGACGATGACAGCTTCGGGATGCAGCAGACCCAAGTCGTAGCGGGTCACCACCCGGATGCCGATCTGGTCGTAGTCCGCGTACCGCTCGGACAGGATCGTCACGGACGGCGCGAGGTCGCGGGCGATGGCGATCTGGCTGGTGTCCGCCAAGATGCCCTTGCCTGTGGCCAGCTTGTTGGTGACGGTCACCGGGATTCCGAACAGCCTGTAAGTGGTGTCCAGGGTGACATCGGACTCGATGAGGTACCGCTCGTTGCCGTCCTTCAGCTTTCTCAGCGCGATGAAGTCGGCGCCGGACAGGAACCATCGGGTTGGGGTGACTTCGGCGGCTGATGCCAGCGCGATCGCATCGAGGAGGGAGTCGGCGTCGGTGACGTCGAGTTCCCCGGTCTGTACACCGGGCTGGTTGATGAGGCCGGTGATGCCGTTGGCTGATTCGCCCTCGCTGGTGGTCACCACGGTGGCACCGGCGGCGCCGAGTTGGTCGACGCTGGTCGCGGCGAGAGTGCCGCCGAACGTCACGGTGTAGGGGCCGCCCGCGCTGCCGGCCACGGTGGCATTCCCGGAACCGATGGTCGACAACCCTTGCAATGCGGTCTGCACCGTGGAGGCGGCGGCACCGTTGGCCAGGCTGCCGGTTTCCTGCCCGCGGTAGGACAGCGTGAACGGGTTGCCGCCAACAGCCACGGTGACGGTCTGGACCTCGTTGGTGGCCTGCCCCTTGCCGGTGAGCAGTGCGGTGTCGAGCTTGTCGGAGACCACCTTCACCAGACGATTCTTCAGGGTGGCGTCAATGCCGATCACGGCCTGGCGCGCCAACTCTCGGCTGTAGCGTTCGATGACCTTGATGCTCTTGCGTTCGGTGGGCATCAGCACCACCTCGTCGAACGTGGTGTCGTGGTCCGAGGGGATCAGTTCGTTTTCTCCGACGAAACCGACGCTCGAGGAGCCGGTCAGCTTGGGGATGCGCAGCACGCCGGCGGTGTCGAAGATCCGCGGCCCGGACGACAGAACGACGCTTGCCGCTTCGAGGGGCTGCACCAGCAGCGAGGAAACCTGATCGGCCAACAGAGTGGGGTTGGCGGCGGTTGATTCAAACATGAGAAGTCCTTACGTGACAGAGGAATTGGATTCGGTGGAACCCGTGTCACCAGGACAACGATGGGGCCAGCCACCAGGGCTGACCCCATCATGATAATCCGCTTGGCGAGTGGAACCTACTTCTTGGGCTCCTCCAAGTGGAACATCGAGCTGTTGTCATCGTTCAGCTTGCTCACGACGGCCACCTTTCGCTCTGGCACGCTGACGATGTTCTCCTCGTTGAGGACAAAGGTGACAAAACCGCCGTCGATCACGTAGCGATCCGCCTCGACCACCGTGATCGCTGCCAGGTTGCCTCTGACTGGTCCGCCGTCATCGACACCGCCCCAACTGAACCGAGCCATCTGGAAGAACCTCCTTTATTGGGCTTGTTGCCGCAGGATCGCGGCGAGGTCGACGGTACCGCCGGACGGTATTGCTCCTTGCCCGATTTCGCCGATTGGTCGGCGGTTGGTCAGGTGTGGTTTGCGTGCCAGGAGGTCATCGATCGCGGCGGTGAGCTTGCTGGCGTCGTCGAGGTGCTCGGCATCGAAAGGCAAGTCGGTGGGGTCGGCCAGGCGGCCGGTTGCCCGAACCAGTTCAGTGTGGAGCCGCTGTGCGTACTGCTCGCCCTGTTGAGCGCGTTGCCGGTACTTGCCGTTCTCCTGCCGCAAGTCCTCGACGTAGGCGCGTGGGAATGTGTCCGGATCGTCGTCTGATTGCGCACCGTCGTGACCACTTTCGGGGTCGTCGATGTCGTGTCCGTCGGCCTGCATGGCTTTCACAACGGCCTCGTAGTCCTCGGGGGTGGGTTCCTCGACGGTCTGGTCAATCGGTGATTCTTGCTGCTCGCTCACGTTCTAATCTCCTTGTGTACATTGTGGATTCGATGTTCTCGGCGAGAACAACTTTCGGTGCGCAATTGCATCCCTTGTGGGATTGAAATGGGTGTTCCTTGGGCCAGATTCGGCCCTCCCGCCACCACCACCGGCACAATTGGCAGGGGTCGGCATCCATCGCCCGCGTCCAGCCTTCGACGAGGGGCTGTTGCTGTATCGCGTCGATGGTGGCGTTCTGTGCGGCTTCCAAGGGTTCGGGACTGCCCCCGGTTCGGTTGACTCCTGACCTGTGAGGATTCGTCCTCGCTGGAAGGATCAGTCTCGTGCCGAAACCGTTTCCCGCCGAGTTCCGAGCCGATGTCATTGCCGTAGCCCGCAAGGGTGAGGCGCCGTTGCGCCAGATCGCGAAGGACTTCGGGATCTCGGAGGCCTGCCTGCATCGCTGGCTCAAGATCGCCGACCGCGAGGACGGCGCTTACCGGCCGGCGTCTGCGGCGGCTTCTGATGACGTGTCGGCGCAGCTGCGCGACGCGCATAAACGGATCAAGCTCCTCGAGCAGGAAGCTGAAGTGATGCGTCGCGCGGTCGGCTACCTGTCCCGGGATGCCAACCCAAAATGATGTACCCGCTGGTCCTCGACCTGGCCGATGACGGCGTGCCCGTCGCGGTGACCTGCCGGGTTCTTGGGTTCTCCACCCAGGCGTTCTATAAGTGGCGTAAAGCGCCTGTATCACAGCGGGATTGGGATGATGCGCACCTCATCAACGCCGCCCGCGACATCCACGTCGATGACCCCGCATTCGGTTACCGATTCATCGCCGACGAACTTCCCGCGCGCGGGATCTCCGCCAGCGAAAACCGTGTCGCACGGTTGTGTTCCCAAGAGCGCATCTGGTCGATCTTCGCCAAGAAGCGAGGACTGAACCGTCGATCGGGGCCACCGATCCACGACGATCTCGTGCAGCGTCAGTTCAGCGCCCAGACCGCCAACCAGGTCTGGCTGGCCGACATCACCGAACACCGCACCGATGAAGGCAAGCTCTACCTCTGCGCCATCAAAGACGTCTACTCCAACCGGATCGTGGGTTACTCGATGGATTCGCGGATGAAGTCCTCGCTGGCAGTGGCCGCCCTGGATCACGCTGTGGCGCTGCGTTCACCTGCCGCGACGATCGTTCATTCCGACAGGGGTAGTCAATTTCGCTCGCGAAAGTTCGTCCATGCACTGTTGCACAACGGATTACACGGTTCGATGGGTCGCGTCGGTGCGTGCGGGGACAACGCTGCCATGGAGTCGTTCTTCGCCCTTCTGCAACGCAACGTACTCGACCGGCGACGCTGGACCACCCGAGCCGAACTGCGCCTGGCGATCGTGTCGTGGATTGAGCGGACCTACCACCGACGCCGCCGGCAACGCGCACTGGGCAGGCTAACCCCGATAGAGTTCGAACTGCTCCACACACCGGTCGCAACCGCGGCCTGAAAATCACACCTCCGAGCCAACTGAACTCGGGGCAGTCCCTTCGGACCTGGCGAGGCGTTCAATCCGCATTTGAGTGGGTGACTTGTCGTCACTCACTTCAGCTGTCTGCGCGTCGGGTTGATCCTCGTCGAAGATGGTGTGTACCGATTTTTCGAGCCGGTGCGCGTCATCGGTTGGGATGACCCCGGTCGCGGGTGCCGGTAGGCCCGTGGCGGCCTCGATCTGCACTTGCAGGCCAACATCAGCGAGTGACACCGCGGCGGCGTTGGCGGCGTTGACCACCGCCGCGATCAACACCTCGGCCTGATCCCGGGTCAGCCGGCCTGCCTGGAACGCGGTGTAAACCGTGACCGCTTGGGCTGCCGCGGCGGCGGCCAACGCCTCGGTCCGGGACTGGTGCTGCTCGATGCTCGTCATGCCGCCGGCCTCGGTTCAACCGTCCCCTTCGGGACACCTGCGATCAGGTTCACTCCCGCGGTGTCAAGGGCCTCAGCGCGCCGCGCAATGCGGATCTGAGCAATCTCGTCGTCGGAGTAACCGAGCTTCGCCAGTGCATACGAGGCGGGCAGCAGGTTGGCCTGATACAGCTTGACGACTGCATCCGCCTCCTGGCCACGGATCTGGTTGCGGCGTCAGCCCATTGGACACGGGCCTCGATCTGTAGCGGGTCGCGGCCGTCCCGGACCGCCAGCATCAGCTTGGCGACCTGTTCCCAGGCGCGCCCGAATGTTGCTTGCCGTGCTTCAGCGCGGGCGGTCAGAGATGCTTCGGCGGCGCGCAGCGCGTCAGCGGATGCAGGGTTGTCGGTGAAGACTCCGACGTAGTGGGCGGGCAGCGTGGACACGGCCATGATCTGGCCCAGCAGGATGTTGACGGCGTTCTCGTAGCCGGTGAGAGTGGCTGCGTCGAGCTGCCCGAACTTCGCCTCCGGTCCTTCTGCGAGCATGGCCCGGTTGCCCTCCGGGATGGGATTCACCTCGGTGGTGACCGGCTGACCCTCGTCATCGAGGATGACATTGCCGTTCTCGTCGAGGACTGGCTCCTCGGTCAGCTCGATGCCGGTCGCCCACCTGCGTGGCCGGCCGGTGTACTCGGAGGTGGTCATCATGTCGATCAGCAACTTGTTGAGCGCGTCGACCAACGGCTTGAGGTCGTCGATCTCGCTCGAGCCGTGCCGTCCAAGGATCAGGTCTCCGTTGCGTAGGCCAACGACGGGAACCACGCCCAGCGGGTTGGCCAGGGTGTCCACGAGGTTGTATCCGACTGTGGTGGCGCCGGTCGTGTTCGCGCGGTAGTGGCTGATCTGGTCAGGCTCGTACAACATCACTTCGGTGGTGGTCTTGGTCTCCCACCGCTTGGCGGCCGCAATGATCTGCCGGGTTCCCGGGTCGTGCTGGGCAACAACCTGTTTCGCAGACTCGATAGTGACCTTGGGTCGGCCGAGTTTGTCGGCCCACACAATCACATACGAGTCGCCCAGCAGCAGCGCCTCCCGGTGCGCGACACCGGACAGCTGGTCGAGGTCGTTGCGGATCCAGTCCGGCCACAAGTCGTTGGCGTCTCCGGTGAACCCCGTTACCCGGAGTCGTTCTGCCAGCGCGGTCACCGCGAGACGGGGAATGTTGGAGGCCATACGCCCGAAGCGTTGCCCCAGAGCGATTTTCGCTTCGGGAGACAGAAACGCCAACGGCTGCTCTCCCTGGTAGTAGAGGTTCAGTTCGTGGTAGCGGGCGGCGGGTTCGTCAAGCTTCTGCATCAGGTGCGTAAGTAACTGGTTATCGGTCATGCTGCGAAACTCCTTGTTTTCTTTCGTTTCTTGTGGGTTGCGCGCCAGGTGGCGCGTGAGTGGGCCATGACTAGGCAGGCGGCCAGGTCGATCTTGGGGGCGGTTCGCGACCGGGATTGCTTGGACAGCCGCATGCCCCTGGCGTCCTCGACGATGACCGCGGCAGCGATGTGGGCGGCCAGCTTCGTGTTGCCGGAGTGGGTCATTCGGCCGTTGATCGCGGCACTGTACAGGTCGGTAGTCGCTGCGGTTAACCGGGCCGGGGAATGCGGGAATTCCACCACCGGCAACTTCTCGGCCTCCAACGCCTGCAATGTACGGGTCCAGCGGAACGGGTCGGCGATGATCTCCACTACCTGCCAGCGCCGGCAGCAAGCACGGATGGCGGCCTCCACGTCGGCGATGGGAACCCGGTATTCGGTGTCCTTGCGCTGCGGGCGTTCCCATACCCCGACCACATCGAAGTGCGGCTCCGGTGAAACCGTACCCACCAATAACGCGGTGGTGTCGTCGGAGAACGACCCGTCCAGGGCAATCACCACCTCGGCGCGGTCGGGCACACCCTTACCCGTGGACAAGCTGTCCCAGACTTCCCCGGGAAGAAACTTGCCCTCGGTGTCGGCCGCTAACTGGCACAACCGGGCTCGCCGGAACGTCGACTCTCGGGTTTTGGGCGGCATCAGCGCGTGCAGGGCGTCGCGGTGCAGAAAGTCATCCAACGCTGGGTTGGCCAACTCCCAGCAATGCGCACAGTCCACCGAGTGGTCCTCGAACCCGGCAGCCGAGAACTCCCGCCACACAAGAGATGTGTCCTTCGGATGCTCGGCAGCGTACTGCCGAAGATCCAGCAACACCTGATCCTCAAGATTCGGCCCCGGGGTCCCGATTGCCACCAACGTCGAGGTCTCCCGCTTGCCCTGTGCCAACGTCAACACCTCGTAGCTGTCGCGGTTCGCAACCCCCGCCTCGTCGAGGATCGCCAAGGTGTAGTCCAGGCCCTCCAAACGCTTGGGCTCGGCAGGCAGGCAGTGGAATTGGGCATCGCGAGCCGGGATGACGAGGCGCTCCTTGAAGATCTGCACACGTCTGGCGAGGTCGTCGTCCAACTCACACATTCGGCGGGCTATGCCGAAGACAATGCCGGCCTGCCGCTCATCGACGGCCACAACGCACACAGTGGCACCTTCACCACCCTCAAACAGCTCGTACAGTCCCCACGCGGCCACCAGCGACGACTTACCTGAACCTCGCGGCAGCATCCACCCCGCTGTACGCGGCTGGGGAATGGCGTCCAGCACCGAACCCACCAAATCCCGCTGCCACGGCCGCAACTTCAGCGGCGACCGGGCACCAGTGCCCTTCGGCACCTTCACGAACCGCTCACAAAACTTGCCAAAACGGGCAGACCCGACCGACCGCGGCCGCCACGGCAACGAAGTCGAGTCAACCGACGCCTTCGGGCCGGCCTTCACGGCATACTCATCGAATGATCTGGGTCACTCATCTCGAACCCGTTCCCGGCGAGGAACAACTCGTTAAGACGAACTTCAGCGATTGGAAATACGCCATCGATCCGAGTGGCGCGCTGAACCTCACCAACGGCAAGGAGAAGGTCGTCTTCGGCCCCGGATTCTGGGTTCGCATCGACGACGACACCGGCCCCCCGAAGCGCACTCCGGCGAAGGTGCACCGCGTTCGCTGACCTCACACATACCCCCCGCCAGTGTGTAACGCCCCCTGCGCCTTGGCGTGGGGGTGCTGGCCGGTGCGGTTGGGGTCTCCTCCCCTGGCCTTGCCGCGGCCTCGGTTGCATGAGCCGCAGACGACTTCGGTGTCTGTGCCGAGGCGGATGGTCTTGCCGGCGGCTTTGCGTTCCCATGCGCTGGGTAGGTGGTCGAGCTGCAAGTCCTCGGTGGAGCCGCAGTCGGTGCACCATGGCTGCAGTCGTCGAGCACGTCGCGATAGCTCTTGCCAGGCGGCGTCGTAGCCGCGTTGCTGCCGGGATGGCTTGCGGTCCTTCGGTCGGTGCGAAGGGCATCGCGACTTTGCTGACGGCTCGCCGCACACGACGCATGGTTTGAGGGTCACTGGTCGGTTGCCTTCTGTTGGCGGTGTTGGTGGCGAAGGCGGTCGAGGTCGGTGACGGCCATCGACGTCAGGCTGGTCGCTACCTTGCGTGCGGCTTCTGGTGTGAAGAGGACAGCAAACTCGCCGAGGTTGTCGGTGTGCAGCATCATGCCGATCAGTTCGTTGCCTCCGGGGGCTGCGTAGAAGAAGTCGATCGATTGGGGTGTGAGGGCTATGGCGTCGAGCGGTGGTACGTAGTCGTCGATCTGGCGGTCGTTCATGCGGTGGCTTCTCCTGTTTGCTGAGGGTTGCGGTAGTTGCCGTGGGTGCGGCGTCTGCGTCCGGATTGGGTGGTTGGGGTGGACCGTTCGCCTGGTGGTACACCTGTACTTTTGGTACAGGTCTTATCTGCGCTGGCAGATGCCCGTTTTTGAGGCCTGTACCGTTGGTACAGGTGTACCTTCTGGGTTTCGCGCCGTCCTGGGGAAACGGTGATTTCACGTTCTGTCAGGAGTGCGTCGAGTGCGGGGCCGAAGTAGTCCCGAAGGTCCGCTTTCAGGGAGGTGCGGATCAGGTGGCGTGGTAGCTGGCGGCCGTCTGCCATCTTGCGCAGGATCGCCTCCTTGGCCCGCTGGAGCTTGCGGTCGGAGATGATCTCCTCACGGTCCGCGGCGGCGAGGGCTCGGCCCGCGTTGGCGCTCCGGGACTGTTCGGCGAGGGCTCGCTGGCAGCGTTCGCGGGTGTAGTTGGAGACGTCCATGACGTACCCGGCGAGTGACCAGTCCTCTGCGCTGACGACGGTTCTGCCGTCCAACGCCATGAGAGCGGCAGCCACCTTGAGCCGTGTCAGCAAAGCGTGGCCGTCGAGCGGATCGACGTGTGGGTCTTCGCGTAGGACCGCGAGTCGGTGGGCTCGGATGGCTTTGCTGGCAGTCTCGGGAACGATGAGGTCGACGGTGCTGCCGATAGCGCGTAGCCAGGACGGCCGGCTGACTTTCCACTTGCCCGGGTCGGGTGGAGGTTCGTCGGGTGCGTCCGGGTCGCTGGTGGGAAGCCAGACGAAGCGTTGCGGTAGGCCGCCGTCGCTGGCGCCGAGCAGGGTGTGCGATCGGAGTGGTTGCACGCCGATGGTCAGGCAGGCGCGATAGGAGCCGGCGGCCACGATGGACCTGGTGTCCTTGCCCGCGTTGGCGAACCCCAATTGTTCCCCGGAGTACACCTTCCGTAGCTCGGAGCTGAGGGTGGAGCCCTGGCGGCTGGCGACCGCGGCCACGGTGTCGATTTCCGCGGCCGAGAAGATCGCGGCCGTGACTGGGTTGGGCTCGTCCGGCTTCGTACCGACCGGCCGGAAGGTGCGGTTGATGCCTTCGCCGGAACCGAGGGGGACGATCTCGACGTAGGGCAGCGAGAAGCCGTCCAGTGCAGCAGCTTCTGCTGCGCCTTTGCCGCCACCGCTGGGTCCCACCAGGGCGATGAACAGGTTGAGTGACATGCGGGAGCCGACGATGCCCGGTAGGCAGATCTCCGGCGGGACGGTGGCTATGGCGCGGGCGAGAACGGCGCCGAGTGTGGCCCAGGGGCCGACCCCGCGAGCACGTGCGAGGGTAAGCACGTGCTGCAGGGCCGGCCGCGAGGACCAGAATTCGTCAGTCATCTTCTCCCTCTGCTGCGATCACGGAAGCAAGTTGTTTGCCCTCGTCGGTTAGGTGCGGCCAGAGGCGGCGGGCGCAGTCAGTGCGACCGGAGCGGTGTCCCCATCTGAAGGATTCGGCTCGCCGGCCCAGCCAGGGCCGGATTACCGGGCGTTCGGTTGGCCAGTCGCGGTAGTAGTCGCAGGTGCAGATGTCGAATCCGCATCGCTGGCAATACTTCTCGTCGATCATGACTTGGCGTCCTGAGCGGCGAACGCTTCGACGAATCCGTCGAGCATGATCTTGAGTGCGGAGGCGAGCGCGGAGCACACAGCGAATGGGTTGTCGCTGTCGGTGTTTCGGTCGAGGTGGTCGCCTTCCAGCCAGCGGTGGATGCGCCACGCGAGGCGGCTGGGGCCGAGCCTGGTGTCGAGGACGACCAGCATTGCGAAGGTGTTGCAGTCGCGTTCGGTCAATCCGTCGAGGACCCTCGCGTCGACTAGTTCTCGGATGAACGTTCGAAGGAACTCGCCGTTGAATAGTGAGTCGGCGTTCTCGATGCCTGGATCGCTCGCGATAACCTCGGCGGCCTGGACGAGGCGTTCATAGCGGTCGCCGCTAAAGCGACCATCCTGGTCGGTGTCGCTGCTCTGTGTCATGATGGTGGAACCTTTCTGTTCGTTGCGGATTGATGGGTTGCAGCGGTCCCCGTTGGTGTTGGCGCACACGGGGACCGCTTTCTTGTGAGTGGTGTTAGGCCGCATCGCCGCTGATTCGGTTGGCCTGCAGGTACTTCAGGACGTCCTCGCGTAGGTAGCGGATTCGGCGACCGACGCGGGTGTACGGGACACCGCGGCGTAGGTAGCGATCCTGGGCGAGGCTGGCTTCAGTCGTGCCCAGGAAATCCGCCAACTGACGAGCTGTAGCTACCGGCGGCAGCGACATTTCCGCCATCAGGTGACCTCCATTTCTCTCATGCGTACCTTCATTAATTGAAGATCCACTTAAGTCTTTATCACGTGTGGTCGTGACACGCAACTATTTCTTGTGGAGTTTCATCTTTTGGAGGTAGAACTGTGTGATGGCAGGTAAGAAGCTTGAGCTGGATGAGACCGGCCGTGCCGTGGCGGAGAACATCACGCGCATACGTACAGCCCGAGGACTGAACTACACCGAACTGTCCAAAAATCTGATGCGGTTGCATCGCGACATAACCCCTCTCGCGGTGCGTCGAATCGAAGAAGGGCAGCGGCGGGTTGACGTTGACGATCTGATGGCGATTGCTGCCGCCCTTAACGTTTCACCCGCTGCGCTTCTCATGCCGCGGGCAACTCGTACGGACGAGCTCGTGCAGACAACAGCGATGGCCGAACCCGCGACGGCTGAACGGGTGTGGGACTGGGTTGCTGGTGAGCAGCCGTTAGTTCCCTACGGGGACCTGTCCGGGAACGATCAATGGGTCGAGTTCGCGCATGCGTCCTGGCCGGCTTGGAGAGTTCGGGAGATGTACGACCAGATGTATCAGGGAGCGGTCGAGGAAGCCCGCCGAGAGGGCCGGGACCTTGCCAAAGAAGTGGCCGCACTGGAGGCGCGAGACGACCATGGCGACGATTGAAAAGTACGAGACCGCTTCGGGTGTAACGCTTTACCGCGTTCGCTACCGCAAGACGGATAACCGTCAAACCGACAAGAGAGGGTTCAGGACGAAGAAGGCCGCGGAGGCGTTCGCCAACACCGTCGAGGTCAAGAAGTTGACCGGCGAGTTCATCCCGGAGACCGCCGGCCGCATCACCGTTGCCGAGCTGGACTGGCTGACTCGCAAGAAACAAGCCACCGCACCCTCTAATTATCGGATGATCGAGTCGGCTTGGCGCGTTCATGTCTTGCCGAAGTGGGGGCGCTGGCAGGTCGCAAAGGTCACGGTGCCTGATATTGAGTCGTGGGTAGCGCAGATGGTTCGTGACGGCCGGGGGGCGACAACGGTGCTGCGTGCCCATGGCGTGCTCTCCGGTGTCCTCGGGGATGCGGTGAAAGCGAGACGGCTGGCGTCGAATCCGGCCAGGGGCATCGAAGGGCTACCGCGTAAGTCCGCTCGCCGGCACGTTTATCTGTCGGCTGACGACGTGCACCGGCTGGCCGCTGAATCTGGCGAGCACCGGCCCTTGGTCTACGTCTTGGCGTTCTGCGGCCTGCGGTGGGGTGAGGCGATCGCGCTCCGGGTTCGTGATGTCGAGTTCCTGAGGCGACGCTTGGTCGTGGCGGAGAATGCAGTGCAGCTCGGTGTCGATCATGCGGTCGGGCAGACGAAGGGCCGCGCGGTGCGGTCGGTGCCGGTGCCGTCTTTCGTCCTCGACGAGCTGTCGCCGTTGTGCAGTGATAAGGAACCGGGCTGGCTGGTGTTCGCGGGCCCGGACGGGAAGTATCTGCCGCGGCCGAAGTCGAGTGGTGGCTGGTTTGCCGGCGCCGTGAAGAGGTCGAAAGTGCAGCCGATCACTCCGCACGACTTGCGGCACACCGCGGCCAGCCTGGCGGTCTCAGCCGGTGTCAACGTCCTGGCGTTGCAGCGGATGCTCGGGCACAAGTCTGCGAAGGTCACTTTGGACACCTACGCCGACCTATTCGATACCGATCTGGATGCAGTTGCGGTCACTCTGCACAAGTCCTATTCACTCGAAAAGTGTGGGCAAAGTGTGGGCACAGAGTGGGCAGGTAGCGGCTCAGCAAACAAAGAAATAGGCCTTTACCTGCAATGCAGGGTCTAG